AGACCACGACGAAACACGAGCAGAAGGACGAGGCATATAGCCAAGAAAATCACCAACGCCAGCAGATACGAATTTTCGCGTATAACGGCGATGCTGGAGGAGGCAAGATAAAGGTGTAAGTCTTCCATCTACAGTAACATATTTATCCGAGATCTCCTCGGGGTTAAATTGAATTTGTTTAGTAACATACTTCACACAATAGCGAGCGCGTCTATGGGTGGCTTTCGCGAGCCACACAAAGCCGAGATCTCGAACGGCAGAGCGAATGGTATTATAAAGAACGTTTGTGCCAAACAGAAAGCCATGAAAATGTAATCGAGGCTCATTTCCCATCTCCGGATGAGTGCCGAACTCCTGGAAAAAGGCATGCTTGAACGAATGGCCGAGTTTATGTCGCAAGCGCTCATTGAAACGGCGGATGAATCGAGAGGGGTCGAGCAAGGCTTCATTGTAATACCTCGGAGCAATAGTTATCGTAATAAAAATAGCCTGCTGGTTATTAGCCTTGCAGCAGGCGAGCTCCCGCTCCAGCCGAACAAACCAATCATTACGCTGCCGACGCAAGCAGTCTTCGCACTTTCCACAGGGAACCATCAGCCACTGGCGGGCAATGTCCCAGGGTCGAAGAGCTAAGGCGGACTTGGCAACATCAGAACCGTTACGACAAGGGTTTTTCTTGTCGAAGTAACGACGATTTCGTATCCATATGGGTGAAGAGCAGGCCATTAAAAAAGGCTTTTAAGGCAATCGAACTTAATATAAGGATTAGTACGAAGACAACGAGCAAGATAGTCATTCGCAGGGATCTCGTCGGCAAACCAAGCGATAACAACTCGGTTCCGACCTCGGTATGCGCCAATAGAATAGCGATGAGAAATGCCATTGATAGTAGGGGAAAATCTAGGCCTGAAATCGAAATTATCCATAATTTAAAAACATTACTCTACACTTAAAAAAAGGCCTGCAAGAGATTTCCCCCGCAGGCCCAACGAGTCAGAGGACTCTTCCACCGAGCGGGCGGGTGACTACTTTAGTCCCCTTCCCCTTTTTCTTTCGACGTGATTTCATCGTGAGTCAGATTAGTACTAAACATAAAAACGAGCGTATTATCGAAAAAATCGATCGAGAAATCAGGGCAGGTAACCAGAGCCGCTGCAAGACTAGGAATATGACAATGATCAATATAAGGCGAGGCAGCAATACTAGAGTGCTCTATATAGTCAGAAATAGGCGTATGAGCAAGATCACTAAGATGAAGCATTTCGAAATGCCCATCTTTAATATAGCCTACCTGTACTAAATCAATCTTAAAAGCCGGATTGATGCGGCGAATAACAATATGAACCTGTGTCATAATAATATAATTTAACGTTTCATTTAAAGTTTATTGTAAAAACTCCTCCAAGCGTCGGAGTGCTTGGTCCAGAATTCGCAACCCTCAGGAGTTGAAATAAATAAAAAAGCAGAGGAGACGAGAGACTCGGGGCCAAGGCTAGATGAACGATAAACACGTCGGATGTGATCACGCAAGCAATCTCGAAAGGTTTTTCGAGTTGAAGGAACGCGGCAATAGTTCGCCCTAAAGGCAGTAAATATTCCTCGACGGACAAGCCACTCTACGAACGCGTACTCTATAACATCGAGTAACAGTTTGTCGATTACAGGTTGTTGAAGCTTTTTCATAATAATAAGATTATTGGTTTGACAATGCAAATATAACAATAAAAAATGAAGCTCCAAAAAAAATCAACGTGAATGACGAGAATTATTGTACGAACTCGAATGACCGCTACGATTCATCTCAGTTTTAGCATAACCAACAACATTTCCGTTCGAATCATAACGAGTCGTCAACGAAGAGCCTGCAGAACTACTAGAAGAGCCGCCGGCGGAAATCGTGCCGGCCGCGCGCGACATTCCACCTCGTATAATGCCAGCACCAACAAGACTACCAGCGACACCTATAAGGGCCTTCGAAATCTCGACATACGGATCAACCTTTGCATTACGAAGTGCAATGCGAGCCTGCTCAGGGAGAAAATCAGATGCGTTTGCTTCGTTTATAATAGTTTTATCGTAAAAGTCTTTAAGCGACATCGAAATCTTGAAAGTCTTAGGGCCAGGGTTCCCGCGAGTGATGGGGTTTTTACTTCTAAGATTTTCTGAATACTGAGGATTCGGAATTTCAACGTCGAAACGCTTTTCCCAATTACGCGCGATCTCATTAGCAGTATCGAGATTATTTAAATGCAAAGACTCTATGACTTCGCGAGCCTGCTCGCCAAGAACTTGATTAAGAGCACCTTGAGTATTCATCATGAAGGCTTGAGCCGACAGGACAGCACCTAAATGCTCATTCTCGATATTCAAGCGGCGGACCTGTGCATCAACAAGAGCAGCTTGACTCTTCTTCTCGGCAATAGCGCTCAAAAGAGTAGTATCAGAGATAAAAAGAGCATTTTTCTCAATAGCCTCCTGCACTTTAAGAACATCCGAAACAGCTAAATTATGCTTTGCAGCAGCCTGATCTAGGGCTACACGAGTCTCAGCCATAAGAGTGTACATCTGTTTACCAACATTCTGGTCATCAATTGATCGAGCTTGAGCGTTATCAAGATTAGCAGCAGCATCGTTACGGCTTACCGTTGATTGCGCAACCATATTCTGCGCGATAGCAGCGGGATCACCAGGGGAAAAAGCACCAGGACTGACGGGAGCGCCACCGGAAGGGCCGGAAGCGGAGGGCATGCCCGCAGAACCGCCGGACATAGTGGCGTTCACTCCAACACCCGAAGAGCCTAAAACGGCAGCAGGGGTTACGCCAGCCTTCAAATAACGATCAAAGACCTTTGAGGGGTCATTATATGAATTTTCATAATCAAACTGCCTTTGCCAATTAGAATAAGAAAGCTCGGACTGCCTCTGCATCTGCTCCAAAGCATATTTCTGCTGAAGAGCCATCTGCTTCTGCTGAAAACGCCATTGGCGACGAGCGTTCATTCCACCAAAAAGTTGGCCGAGTGCACCAGATATCAGGCCAGTAGCGCCGGAAGATGCAGCAGACTGTCCAAGAGCCTGGCCAAAAGATGCGGCAGCGGGAGCAGCAACGGGAACAGGCATACTACAAGTGTGTTAAATTATTAGAACGAATGATATAATCAACACGCACAGTGTCGACGTGAACACCACTGCGCTGCATTCTTGCCTGTGCAGCACACGAAGAGAGAAAAAAAGCAGCCAACGCGGCGATAATGGATGAAACAAGCGTCCAAAAAGCCTTTGATTTATAGAAAGGTTGTTTAGCGTCTGACATGATATTGAAAATTTAAAGGGAAGCTACGGTGCCGCACCCTCACTTCGTTCGGGGCGGTTCTCCGAACCGCGAAATGCGTCACCGCGCCACAATGGTGTAAACAATTGAATAAAGAACGATAGAAAAATGCGCGGCCTCTCCTGCAGTCGTTACCAATAACCTTCAGAAATTCACGGACTCTTTCAGAAGGGGTCCGCGCACGTAACATATATCGTCAAGTAAAGGATATACTATTTTTCTTCAGAATTGGAAGATTTAGAAGTAGGCGTCGACTTATCCAACTCTGAATCAATAAGTTCCTGTCCAACCTCGAGGCCGTCAAACTTATCCATACGAGAGAATGAATTAGGGTCGAAATCAATTTCGGGATTGAATCTCTCACCCTTATCAAAATCAGCCGATTCCGCCACCACATCCGGACGACCAGGAAGAACGTCAACGGAACCAGAACCATTGAGAACAGAAAGAATACGCTGACCGCGAGAAATATAGGCGGGAGCGTCTTCAAGAAGCCAATCAAGTGCCATAAAATCAATGTATTAACGATTAGACAAACGAGTTGCAAAGGTTTTATTAATAAGATTCTTCTTCTGAACGGCATAAGACAAATTCACAAAGAAGTTATCCTCTGTATTAGAAGAAAAGGGGGAATTGACTTGCGCCATATCCACAAAGAGTGCAGGGTAATAATTAGCAGAAGCGGAACCCACATACGAGAAACCGAGAGAACGCTGCTGCACCCAATACGAGTAAAGAGCCTTAGGAGTGCCTACTACAGGAGCGGGATACGAAGACAGTGAGCCTAATACCTCATCATAAGACGAACGAAACTCGTTGAAGCAAGGCTCATAAGCGACTGCGAGACCAAGGTCCGAGCCCGCAGCATTACTAAAAAGACGCGCAGCAGGAACATCCTGATAACCAATATCATTATAAATGGGGTTGAAATAATCCGAGCCTTGATAATTCAAATAATCCGGCGTGACGCCACTCCAAAAATAAACAGGGCGGATACTTAGCATATCGATCATGTAACCAGGCTCGCGAAAATAATAAGACTGCCGACGACCCAAACGATCGTTAAAAGCAATTGCTCCTCCTTGTTGACCGAGAGGGCCGTTAGGGGACGAAACCGCTAAATTATTTTGCCCGGCTTGATTCATAACAATCTGCACGTTAACGGTCTGCGACGCGCTAAAGAGGAGTTTAGGCCTATCGACGTGCTCAATTTTAGAGGCAAAAAACGTCTCCAGCCAATCGCTATAACGATTACCACCAGCGCCGAGCAAATCCTTGTATTCCTGAAGACGAGAAGCAATAGCCAACTGCGGGATGGTGCTGACGCCAGACATAGAAACAGCAGAAGAAGAGCCCACGGGAATAAGGCGGCTAAAACGATCAGGATTCGAAGGTATAACAGCCATCGGATGCGCAAACAAGAAAGCCGAAATACCAGTGACAGAAGTACTACCGATATCGTCAGAAAACTGATCAGCTGGGCCGCTGCCGGAGATAATATGAGCACCACTAGGCAGCGTAGTAGAAACGGGATAACCATCTTGATCGCCTCCCGACGGAAGCTGAGAATTGATTATCTGGAAAAACAAATTACCCCTATTGAACGTGTTATTTGAACTCGAAACAGCTGACGGGTAGAACTGACTCTCAAAATAAGCATCAAGAAATTCTAGGTTAGCATATTCTTGCTTAAAAAACGTAGCAGAGTCAGCAAAAGAGTAAGAATCTGGCAGAATCGACCAGGAAGCAGGCCACGCAATCGAATATAACCCCCACTGTGAATAACCATAATAATTGCGAACGATATCCCAATAAGCTAAATATGTATCAGCATTTGCCCACTGATTAACCGAAGCACCGGAGGGAAGACTGGCGGTATAAGGAGGTTGGTTAGAAAGCTGCAGCGATGTCTTATTAGAAACGCGGAGCCAAGACATAAGCGAATTGGGGTAAGCTCGCGAAGTTCCAAGAGCAGAATTAGGGGAGGTCGTGCCCGAAGTACCAACAAGAGCGGTAATCCAATTCAAACTCAACTCGTTCATATCAAACTTGCTGCTGTTTGTTCTCAACTCAGGATGATACAGCTGAAGAGGCACCCAAAAACGATGAAGTCGAATAGTATAAGGGTTAAAGGTCGGAACAGCAAGAGGATTGCTGCGAACATCAATGCCCTGCTCGATAGACACACGGTCACGAGCATTAATAAAATCGATCCGCACTGGGTACAGAATACCCGGTGTACACGTAAAGGCCTTACTCTCAGGAACATCGTAGCGAGAGTAACCATTTACAGAATGTGAAATGAAAGGTTGTTTACCCATAAATTAAATGTTTAGTTGAAGTTTATAATGATCTCTCCAAAACTGAAGAATGTCCAGATCCAACCAAGTAGGAGGGTCGAAATCGGGCATCTTCCGAGAGGAGGCAGAAAAACGTATTATTTGCTTTTGCTCCCACGTATACGACGCTCTACAGGATACGGAGGAATTGAGGTTGAACCGCTCAATACACAAAGACACAACACGCTTAACCAGAGGAGACTTGCTAAAATGTGAATAAGAATCAGCAGCGGTAATCGAACGAACGACTTCGTCCTCCGGTTTAAGATATTTAAGGTAATATCGAGGAATCGAGTAATTATAATTGATCCTCCTCTCAAAATCGAAATAAGACCACGACGAAACACGAGCAGAAGGACGAGGCATATAGCCAAGAAAATCACCAACGCCAGCAGATACGAATTTTCGCGTATAACGGCGATGCTGGAGGAGGCA